ACAAGGTCTGTGTTGAAAGCAAAATCATCAGAACGATCCAGTTTGATTCCGCCAACTTGACGAACATAGTAGCTTGGCAAGTTTCCAAATATTACTGGTTTAACTGCTGAAGCTGCTGATGCCATTGCTGGGTTTTCGTAAATGGAGTAACCAAGTAGCAAGTCGCGTGCTTCTGCTGAAAGAGATGGTTGGAATAAGTAATATCCAGCTGAATCTTTCAATTTACGCACGGCTGCAATTGATGCACCGTTCATTTGGAAACCAGTTCCAGGTAATCTACGACCTGCTGTATCAACTGAGTAAACCAAATCAATTAGGTTATCGGCAGTTGGACTTAAGGAAGTTCCAGTTAGAGCTGAACCTGCACGACTTACTAAGCCGTTTGGTTCAACAGTTCCTGTACCTGTTGTTAGAGCGGTGTTAACTGAGTAGCCAAGTGATTGACCAACTTGTGAAGCCAAGAAGCCAAGAATGTCTACACCGTTATCTTCAACAAGTTCGCGTGAAACTTGGGTCAAGAAAGAATACTTAAATGCACCAAGTGTTACGAATGAGTTGAATACTGGATCAGATTCACCGATTGCTGCACCTTCTGAAGCAACTGTTCCAGATGAGTATGTAGCGATTGATGGGATTTGTAAGTTCTCTCCACCAGCAGTATTCAGGATTGTTGAAGTTTCCAACATTGGGCCTGAGTTTCTTGCAAGCAAGATAACTGAGTTGTAGAAAGAAGTTGGTACTGGTGCGCCAGTTGAAGTCTTTAACACATCTCTTTTTTCAAAAGTGTGTGAACGAACTTCTCCACGAGCTAATGCTCTGATTGCTTCTGCGTCATCATTTTGTGCTGATGCTTCTGCAACTGGGCGTGCTTGGTTTTCTAATCCACGCATTGCTTCTGCTGCACGCATTTCGCGATCTGCATCTGCTTTAAGTGTTTCGATTACCTTTGCGCGTGTATCTAGGTCAGCAGAAATATTTTCATATTTTGCATTTTCCTCAGCAGTTAAGTCGCGCTTTTCTGCTGCTGCACCGTCAAGAAGTGCTTTGGCTTCGTGCCAAGCCTTTTGACGAGCTTCGTGCTGTTGTTTAATGTATTCCACGAATACTCCTTGTAGGATAGTTTTTGATAATATAAACCTGCGAGGCTCACTCGACAGTAAAATGGTGGTGGCATCCACGCAACCACCATTAGTCTAACAAACTTTTAACGTGTCTCTTTTACTTCTTGTATTCTTGTTTCAGTAATCGGATTAAACTTTTTTGTTTCAACAGGTTTATCAATCTGTTCAATAGCTTCAGCCATTTCATCAGCCAACTCAGCAATAGCACCTGAATCTGGATTACCAGCAACTTTTAAGATTGCTTCTTTGATTTGGTCTTTATTCACTATGAGTTGCCTTGAATAACAAGTCAAGGTGTTTGCGTTTAATCTCTAGTGATGCAAGTTCATCCATCACAATTTGGTCAAGGCTTGGCACTTGTTCAGCAGGTGGCATATCAGCCATTGGTGAGTCCTCTCGTAATTTAGAAACTATTTCTAAGATTAAATCTGCCTGATCACCTGATAATGGTTCACCATCTTCAAGTTTTCCTATAACAAAATCCAACATATCTGCATCCATTCCAAGCACTTGAGCTAAAGTGTCAAGTGATCTAACTGATGCTGTTGTTGCTTCGTACGCAGGAAATCCTGTAACAATAGAAACTTCGTGCAAACGAATCTCTTTTAATTCTCTTGTTGTGCCATCAGATGACCAAGAATCTCCACCATTAGGAACAGTAAATCCAAAAGACATTGAGTGAACATCTCCACGTTTCATAAGGACAGCCAAGTCACGACCTGCAGAAGTGTCAGGCAAAGTTGCTTGGGCTAATAATCCATTTGAGTCTTCAATAAGGCTTAAAGTTTTTGAACGAGTTGAGGCTAATACTTCATCCATATTGTGATTCTTAAAAAGTTTAACTTCATTACGAGACTTTAGGGAACGCTTAAAAGCGCCAGGTAAAATTCTTTCAGTAAAAGGTAGCGGTTCAGAGTTGCTGTTGAAAACGGCAGCATAACCTGTAAAACTCATTCCATCAGCTTGAGCATTATCAACTCTTAGCTCGAAATCAATATCGTTCTTAATTCTGCGTTCAACCTTGGTATTCATTTTTGCTTCCTTTTCTTTCCTTAATAATATATTAACACTTGACCACCTTGAAGATTCTTCTTCGCGAATCCGTGCAACAACGCTTTCTGCATATTTCATTGTTCTTTCAGCGTCAGCTTTACTTGGCCCAGAACCCCAAAGCAAATGCGCGACAAGACCTGCACCTGGATAACCTGAATTGCCTGAGTCAGAATTTTGTGGTGCATCTAAATCAACTAAATGTCTTGCTATCCAAGCAGCAATACGAATCCACTTATCATCAGAAACTTGACCATCAACCATAAGTCTTGCTTCACGAATAGTTTTCTCGGTTAAACCTGCCCCACCTTTACCTTGAGCATTTAACTCCAAACCTCTTTTAGCAGCATCACGCATATATTGTGGAGCATTTTGATTGATAGCACGAACTGATCTGTTAGATGGAATAGTTGCTGGGTCTTTAGTAGGAATACCTAATTCGACAAAAACTTGTCTATTATTTTCATCATTATCGATAGCCAAATAAATGTCATAAGTTTTAAGTAAATCTTCTGCAACTTGTTTCTTATAGGTACTGGAAACAGTATCTTCGTTCTTCATAAATAAGCGAGAATATTTGATATTGAAACGTGCTAACTCTGCAACAGTTTCATCTCTTTGTGCTTCACGTCTAGCAGTAATAATAAACTTGCGACCATCCAAAGCATCAACATAATCAATAACATCTTGCATAGGTTCACCCATATGAATCAAGGTGTCATCAATATCAACAATGATTGCTTTAGGGCCAGATGCAACTCTTTCACCACCAGGAGTCATATCCTCAGCTAAAGAAATAGCAACCATCTGATTAACAGCAGCCTGCTTAGTTGTGTGACAGCCCATAACTTCGCCATCTTCTTTAACAGTTGCCCAACCAGAACAACCATCAGCCTTATCGGTAATAAAATACGGCATTAAGAATCCTGAACTGCTAATGAAACTGTTGCCGTACCTGTTGTGATAATCGCATATAAAGCATTTCCAGGTAACAAAGTAATTTCAAATGAATCTTGTTTGATTAGTCTTAAACCTGTTGCAGTAGTCACAGCAGAATTGCCTATAAAAACATTGTCGGTGTTGTCGTGTAAATGTAGATGAACGTGCTGAGGATTAGTTTTGCCTAAAACTAACAAAGTTGAACTTGTCGTAATCGTTACTTGAGAAGTAGTTAAAGCCATTATTTAACCTCATAAACCATTGCTGGGTCTTGTGGGTCAATCTGGGCAACTTGTTGAAGTTGTGTTGATGGCAAACCTGTATGAGCAATCGCCGGCAAACCAAGAGCTGAAAGAACACTTGCTGGATCAAAACCTGTTTGAACAAGTCTTGTAGCCATAGAAACTCTTTTATCTTGTTCAACAACATCTGCCTGAGACAAATCAATGTTTGCAAGAGGAACACGGAACTGGTCTCCTGCATCAACAGGTCTCAAGTCTTCAAAACGTCTAACATCATTCACAGAATAAAAACCTGCCTGTAATCCAATTGAGTAGCCTTGAATACGAGTTGTGAAATCTCCACGCAGTAAACCATCAACGTTGAACTTTAAGAAAGCATCTGTTGGAAGTAAAGTTGAATAGGCTTCTTCAATTTTTTCAATATACGGTCTAAGAGTATGAACAACAAAGTTAATGCTGTTTTGTTCAACTGAAGCGTAAGACATTGCGCCAGGTGTTGAAACTTGAATCATATGTAAAGGAACACGGAATAAACGTGCAATAGATTCAACTTGAAACTTTTGTGATTCCAACATTTGTGCCTCGTCAGGATTCACACCAGTCTTAGTGAACTTTGCGCCACCAGACAAAATGCCAGTCTTATGTGCTTTTCTGAAACCTTTATGCGTTGAATCAAAACTGTTTTGTAAAGACTTAGCTTGCTCTGGTGTTAAGTTACCTGGGTATTCGATAACACCTGAAGTAGTTGAACCTTGACCAAAAAAACGTGCAGCAAAAGATTGTAAGGATGAAGCAAGTCCAAGGTTTTCTTTCAATTCTGATACACGAGATAAACCTCTTAAAGCACCAGGTTTACGAATCTCAGTAATGTGCAACATATCTCTTGCAGAAACTTTGCCTGCCTCAGCACCATCAATCAAATATTCCATTTCACGAGTAGCAGGATTTCTTTGAACTGTTACACGTTGTGGATCAAGACAAACAAGGTTGGCTACATCACCGCGACCATCACGATAAACACGAATGAAAGCGTTACCATCAAGAAGTAAAGAAACAAGAACTTGTTGATAATGTTCTGTTCTCATCAAATCAACATCAGGTTTCTGTACCCAAGCTGGTCTTGGTCGATAAGGAACACGATTGCCGTCTCTACGAATATATGAATCAACTGGAAGTGTGGAAATGGTGTCAGAGATTAGAAGCACACAAGCATAAAAAGGTGTAATTTTCATTGCAGTCATTTCATCAACTACTGCACCTGAGTCAGTTGTCCAAGCATAAGAATCGCCTGCACCCCAAATAGATTGAAATGAGATAGCGCGTTTATCTAAACCAAAAAGATTATTTAACATTACTTACTTCTCTCAAGAGAAAGACCAACAAGAACAAAAGAGATACCCAAAGCAGCAATACCTGCTGGAACAAAGATTAAACCTAAACCTGCTGAAACTATTATTAAACCGACTGCCTGAATAATGGATGGAAGCAAAATACTCCTTATACGAAAAACTGTGGAATCAAAGGCTCAGGTTCGTTTCTAGAAACTGTTGCCCTATCAAATGCAATGATACTAGCAACTGCAGCATCTATCTTTCTAGGAGAGCCTCTGTGTTCCTTAACAATCCTTGGCCCAAGTCTATCAACTTTAACAACAGCGTTAGAAATGTGACGAGCTAATAAACCATTACCGTCTTGTGTAAGTTTCTCTGAAACCACAGCATCATAAAACTTTGCACAAGCAGGAATCATACGAGAAGCAGAAGTTGATGGCCATTCAACAATAGGTAAACCAACATCTTGCAAAACTTGCATTGTTCTTTGCCACCTGAAAGGATCACAAGCAATCTCTTTAACATTATGGTTCTTACAAAACTCAATAATGGTGTTCTCAACTTCCAAAGAATCCACACGCCAATCATCTGTGTCCTCTGGCTGTTTCTCCCAAGCCTGAACCATAAAAACGTGTGGCTCTTCCTCAACAGTTACCCCAACAATTACAGAAGCATCACCAGAAAACGAACCATCAAAACCAAGAACAACTGGAACATTTGGATCAATATCTTTCTTGACAAATCTTGAATCCCAAACACCATTAGGCAACCACGCTGTTTGAGAAGAAACCCAAGCGTTAGTTCGTTTGGTACGAAACTCAGCTTCAGGTGTACGTTTCACAGCCGACTCAAAATCCTCAACAGAGTTCAAATCACCATAAGCAGGATTAGCAAGTTTCCAAGTCTCAGGGTCACGGTGGTCTGATTCAACAGGTGCTTCCCACCAAGCCATAAAGAAAGATGGATCAATAACTTCACCACGAGAAACCTTTTGACCATATTGATACAAGTTATAAGCAATTGAATCTTGACCTGTCATATCTGTTTTAACACCAGCAGTAGTGATTGCAAGAAGTAAAGGCTCACGTCTAGCACCCATACCAAGTTGCATAAC